AGTGGAATTAATTACTGGTTGCTCTAGATCATTAATTCCTGCTATACTAGAAATAAGTTGGCTACTAGAAATATAACCACTAGTTCCTAATCCTCTTACTGTAGATGCTAAAGATGTATCAATAGAAGATAAATAAATATTTCCTAGACCAACTACTGTAGAAATAAGTTGACTACTAGAAATATAACCAACATTTCCTAATCCTCTTACAGTAGAAGTTAGTTGACTACTAGAAATATAACCAACATTTCCTAATCCTCTTACAGTAGAAGCAAGTTGTGTAGAAGATACATATCCAGCATGAGATAAATTTACAAATGTAGATGTAAGTTGGCTAGTAGATACATAGCCGGCTGTTCCTAATCCTCGCACAGTTGATTGTAACTGTGTTGAAGATATATATCCCAAATTTCCTAAACCAATTATTGTAGAAGTAACACTTGTTGCAGTCCCTAAACCATTTACAGTAGATTGTAGTTGACTACTAGAAATATAACCAAATGTTCCTAGCCCTACAACAGTGGATGTTAAATTATTTAATGTCACTGATCCGGCTGTTGATAAATATCCTAAATTACCTAATCCTGATATAGTAGATTGTAGCTGACTTGTTGAGATATATCCAATAGTTCCAAGACCTCTTACTGTTGATGTAAGCTGACTTGTAGATATGTAACCAATTGTACCAAGACCATTGGTGGTTGATACTAATGCATATATAAAAGTACTAGTATTAGAAGTATTTCCTAAAATATTTGTTCCAGTATTAATCCAAGAACACGGTTTTTCTTTTAATCTTACTATATATTTACTTGTAGAAGAATCATAAGTACTAAAGGAACCTGCTACTAAAAATTGGTTATAACTTTCGGAATAAATATCATATACAGAATTATTAAAACCTGTTATTACTGGATAATCCGATAAATAAGAACCATTGCTATCAGTTCTTGTAATATATTGATTTGAATTTCCATTATAAGATGTAAAATCTCCACCAAATAAAAAATTATTACTCAAATCTACACTAGCAACTCTAGTTGCTGCATTGAATCCGCCTGTAAATTCATTTGTTATAGTTCCATTTGCGTATAATTCTACGCTGTAATTTACAGATGTACCATTATAGTTAGTAAAAGCACCAACAATTAATAAGTTAGAATTTGATAAAAGTTTTATAAAATATACTGAATTATTAAAACCTGTTCCTGAGACAAAATTTGTATTATCATATGTTCCGTCATCCAACAAATGTATAATACGACTTTGGGTAAAAGCACCGTTATACCCAGTAAATGCGCCTCCAATCATTAATGAATCATCTGCTTGTATAGAAATTGTATAAACAGGCCCATTAAATCCTAATCCGATATTAAAAAGTGGATCTAAGAATCCAGCAGATGTTAAACGAATAATTTTTGGTGATGCTTGTGAATTGTAAAAAGAAAAATCGCCTCCAACGTAAATCTTATTATCACTACGAACTACGATTGAATACACTGGCCCATCAAACCCTGGAACAGAATTAAATGTAGAATCAACTGTGCCGTCCGAATTTAATCTTATTATATTTCTGTATGTGCTACCATTAAATAATCCAAAATCACCACCTACTAATATTTTATCATCGCTTTGTATTGCAATAGTTCTTACTAATCCATCAAATCCTGTTCCGATGCTAAAAGATGAATCTACAGAACCATCATTGTTAAAACGAATAATATAACTTGTAGCATCATATAATGTAAAATCTCCACCTACAACAATTTTACCACTTGATTGTTTTGCTATTGTTCTTACAGTTCCATTGAGAAGACTTGCCGTAAAGGAACCATCAATCGCAATGGCTGGACTTGACCTCCATAGCTCTCCATCTGTGCCAATAAATAATCCGTAAACACATGGATCTACACCAGCAGCATTTGGGTCTGTATTAATGCCGTCTGAATAATAGTATAATGTTTTACCTGCTGGCCCTGTTGGGCCTATTGGACCTGTTGGCCCTGGCGGTCCTCTAAAACAACCACATTGTTCTAAAAGAATTTTTGCATTATTGATTGCTGTCAATTGACTTGCTTGCATTACTCTAACCTTTTATTTTTTCTTGTTTTATTTTTCGTAAAAAATAATTTAGAAAAATTTTTTAATGTTGTTGCTTTCCATAATCTTTTATATACTTCTTCTCTATATTCATCATCAAAATCGTCTTCATTATTTAATAATTTAAAAAATTTTTTCTTATTAAATCTACTTTGTATATACTGACCAATGTGAACAAAAGCAAAATCTCCCCAGTTATGGCCGAATAAATGGTTAACTAATTTTCTAAAGGTTGGGCCATGATTTATTTCTGAAGTAGATATGCTAGGTAAATATTTGTGTATTGCTAAATGACATAATTCATGCTCTAATACATATGTTACTCCTTGTATTATATTATCTTGAATATCTAAGTTAAGATTTTGATTTTGTATATTTAATTTAGAAAATTTATGTAACATATCTTTTGTTTGATTTATTGCATTAAAATTCACATAAACAGTGTTTTGCTCAACTACATAAAATGCCATAACTGATTGATTTTCAATTATATATCCTTCTTTTATTTTTGGAAGTTCTAATAAATTCTGAAAAAATTCTTTATTTATAGATTTTACTAATTTACGTATTGTAGTTTTTGTAATTGTTTCTTCTTTTATAGATTTCAATACTTTTTCTCTTTTTTCTATTATTTCTTTTTTGGATAAAGGTTTTTTTAGAACTTGTTTTAAAAACTTATCCATATCTAATATTTTCAAATATTTTATAATAATTACTTAAAAAAGGATTTATTATATAATTTAGGCGATGGCAAAACCTCTGGTCCCTTAGTATATCGGTTAGTACATTTGGCTTTGAACCAAGTAAGCCCAGTTCGATTCTGGGAGGGACCTATATGCATCCATAGTTCAGTGGTAGAATGCAACTCTTCCAAGGTTGTAACGCGGGTTCGATTCCCGCTGGATGCACATCCGATATGGTGTAGCGGTTTAGCATAGGGCTCTTTCACAGCCTCGACCCGGGTTCGATTCCCGGTATCGGAAAATGGTTTTCGGTGTGTTTCCATAAAAACACACCATTGTAGCTTTGTGGCGCAGAGGTAGCGCGTGAGGCCCATAACCTCAAGGACCTTCGATCGAAACGAAGCAAAGCTATTTACCGGTTTAGCTCAGCTAGGTAGAGCGTCGGCCTTTTAAGCCGAATGTCACGGGTTCGAGCCCCGTAATTGGTATTTTTTAATATTATATTATAGTATTAAAAAATGCTTATGTAAATAATAGAAATGAATTACTTCTATATTATATAAATAGTGCGGAAAGTAATAAAAACAAAAAGAATTAGAAACCATACAGAATCTATAAGAAAAATAGTTGGTGTATTAAGTAAGTCGAAATGAAATAAAAATAAATCTAATAAATAGATGCCACCAAATTTAAACTCAGTACATGGTAAGAGAAATACTACGGTGCGTAATAATGGAAATAACGGAAATAATGGAAATAGAACTAGAAGAAAGTTGCGTAGAGGAACTGGTAGTAGACGTTTACCAGTACCACATCATGTAAATTTTAAAGGAAATAATAAAATAACATTTCGAAATACTGATGCAAATGTAGAATCCCGTGAATCTCTAGGTAATGAAAATTACATGAATCAATATAAAGAAAGACGCGCAAAAATGACTCAAAAAGAAAGAAATGCAGAAAATGCAGAAGAAAGAGAAATCATTGAAAAATTAAAATTAAATCAGAGTTCTCCTAAGAGTGTATCTAATTATAGAAAAAAAATTTTGGCGGAACTTGAACCCCGTAATAATAATTAAGAAAAAACCAGAAAAAATACTTAAAACAATGTAAATATATAACTTAGGAGAAATCCTTCTACCCCCATATTTCAGTGGATAGAAGATCGCCCTTCTAAGGCGAAGGCCGTAGGTTCGAACCCTACTGGGGGTGGTTTTTGATATTGATATATATCAAAAACTATTTATTATATAGATAGTATGGATTCGCCTCCTATAGGTACCAGAGAAGCAAGGAACAAATGGCTTGAGCAAGGAACAACTATTAGCCCTCTTACATCTCCTAGCCCTAAAAGAGGTAGTACACCTAAAAGAGGTAGTACACCTAAAAGAGGGCGTACAGATAAAATACGCTATAGAGGTAAGAAAGGGCGTCGTAACACCCCACATCCTAGAAGGACTCGTAAAAAGAATCGTACCCCCCGATCCAATAACTAAAACAAGTCCTTTGTAATATGAATCCTGTAGTTACGCAGCAATGAATCATCACCACCAAGAATGTTTTTGGTAATATCTTCCTTTGTTCGATTACTTGTAAGAACAGTAATAATCTGAAGTTTGTCAATAGGTCTTGCCAAATCATCCATTAATCTGTTCCACTCACACTTTCCTCCACCAATTGTAAAATGAGAACCAGTTCTATTTTGTTGGGCTGCGTAACTGGTAGAGTACAATTTCTCAAGCATACAATCAATTTCATCTAAAACGAATACAATCACTTTTACTTTCTCATCAATATTTTCTTTCATAATCTTGAAATGACTATTGGAAGTATCTGAACCAAAAGGATTAAATTCGTAAACATTTACATGCATCTTATCCAAATAACTAGTTCCTATAATTTCTGCAATACTTGACTTTCCGCATCCTGGAGGACCAGTTATTAAAATAATCTTTGAATCACTTTGAATCTGTTCCACAATATCTTGTTGCCACTCATATGGCTTACAACGTTTGGATGATGGAACAGGAATACAATATGAAGCATCATTAAAACTATGTGTCTTACTTATACTTGGTGGTGTTCCAATAATGTAGCGTTTCAACATAAATTTATCAGTAATATCTTTATCTTCATTATTATCCTTATAAATATCAATATTCGGTGGAGTTCCTAGAAACCACATAATATTGTTACGTGTATCACTATCATACCATCCACAAAACCACTTACCAAAGATTGGTCCATCGAACATACATTCATTTGTTCCCATTTGAAAATAGATTTTTAGAGATTTAATCTCATCATCTGTTAGTCTTTTTGGTTTCAAGTAGCCAAATGAAATAATCTTTAGAAGTAATGTGTAGAAAATAGATGAATACTCTTCATATAATCTGTAAATAATTGGAAGAATCAATAGTTGTTTATCAAACATTTTTGTATTACAAAAAATATTTGATAAATAAAATCAATTTTTAAACTTTGCGGCCCTTGCGTGAACGGCTCCGCGACTTTGTGCGACTGTATGTCGCAACTGACTTAGTTCTTGATGGTGTACGTGATACACTACGAGAACGTGTTCTTGAACGTGAGATACTCTTAGATTTACTGCGACTAGGTGTTACGGAAGAACTAAGAGATAATGTCGGAGAAGAAGTAAAAGAGAATGTAGGATAAGAAGTAAAAGACATTGTAGATGAGTAGGTAAAAGGTATAGTAGGTAAAGAAGTCGATGTTAGAGAACTAGTAACCGTTGATTCAGAACTATATGATGGTTTTACAGAACTAGTAAAAGAAGGACTTGCTGAGCCGGTTTGTGAACTACTTGACGTAGAGGTGCGAGAAGAACTAGGTGTAATTGTACCATAGGCATTTGTGCCGATAATACTAAGAAGACAAATAAAAGACTTCAACATTTATATATATATATATATAAACAGGTTTTTAAATTCAATTTTATTAGATGGGAACATTTGCTCCTTTAATTTATGGGACTCTTATGGCATCTATTGATGTTTTTATGCTTGGCATAATAAAATCAATCAGTACTGGTGCTATTAAAAATATTTGGTGGATGGTGATTCCCACATTTGTGTATGCACTACAACCTTGGATATTTTTACAATCACTCCGATTTGAAACAATGATTGTTATGAATCTATTGTGGGATTTGATTAGTGATATATTAGTGACAGGCAGTGGATTAACATATTTTAAAGAAAAAATATCTCATAGAAAAATGGCTGGAGTATTATTGAGTTTAGTTGGAATGTATTTGATGTCTTGTGAAACTGCGGGGATTTGTTAAAGTTCTACTTTAAGAGTTTTTGCTGCTTTTTTTGCTTTCGTTTTTTTCTTTTTTGTTAATTTTTTACCACCTGTATAACGTGCATTGACCATATGTTCTAAATTAAAAATTTGGGCCCTTAATTGTTCAATAGAAGCAAATAACTCATTACGTGTCACATAAGTGCCTAATACTGCAGTTGGTGCATATCTAGCATCTGATTGAGACTTACTATAAAAATTATTACCAATCATAGCTATAGCAGTATTTAATCTAATTTCTGATTCAGGCCTAGTAACAAAATTATTAGAAAGCATGTTTATAGTATTTGTGAATTCATCATGTCTAACAATTCCATCGTTAGCCATAATAAGAGATGATAAATCTTGATGTCTAACAAAATCATTCAAATTTATATTTCCACCCGTCCCATCACCAGGGGGTCCCTGAATTCCTTGAGGTCCAGCAGGACCTACAGCACCTTGAAGACCTGTATCACCTTTATCCCCTTTTGGTCCTTGAGGTCCAATAGAACCATCTCTACCTGCCGCACCTTGAGAGCCTTGTAATCCTTGTGGTCCCGTTTCTCCTTTATCGCCAGGTGGACCTTGTAGCCCATTAGAGCCGTTAGTCCCTGCTGGACCTGTCGCTCCAGTTGGTCCAGTTAATCCAGTAGGACCTATTGGTCCAGTTAATCCAGTAGGACCTGTTGGTCCAGTTAATCCAGTAGGACCTATTGGTCCAGTTAATCCAGTAGCACCTGTTGGTCCAGTTAATCCAGTAGGACCTCTTGCTCCTTGAACACCAGGATTACCTTGTTGTCCGATATCACCTTTTGGTCCTTGTGGTCCTTGAACACCGGGAACACCTTGTGGGCCAGTAATAGGGATTACTGAGGCTGTAACTGGTGCCGCACTTGGTCTTGGTGCCGCACTTGGTCTTGGTGCCGCATTTGGACTTGGTCTTGGTGTTGGACTTGGATTTACTGCTAGTGCTGGTGCTGGACTGGGTCTTGGTGTTGGAGATGCAATTGGTGGATTTTCTACTCCACCTTTTTTAATATTCTTTTTCATCCTACATATGGGTTATTTATTCTTTAATCGTAAATAATGAATATCTGTTACCAACTTTTTTAAACCATTTTCAACATCTTCTAGATTCGAAACTTTTACTTTTTCAAATAATTCTTTCGTAGAATTATTATATTCTTCTTCAGACCATTTTGTACTTTCAAGAGTTTTCTTTTTAAATTCTTCTAAACAATCTGATTTTACTGCTTTGTAAATGCTTACTGATCTCCATTGTTTATCTTTATTTTCTTTTACTTCATCGGATTTTGCAGCACCCATATGAAATCCATTACATATAATAGAATCCCATTCAACAGGGTAGGATTCTTTAAAATCACTAATTTTCTTCATTTGTTTTATGAAATCATCTTTATTATAATATGCTTTCATCATATTACATGTAGAGCAACAAGTTAATACATTATCAATGCTATATCCTTTAGAAGTATCTTGTCTATCTAAACCATTTCCTACAATATTTTTAAATCCGCATAAATAGCATGGCTTATAAATAAGTTCTTCATATTGTTCTTTTGTTAAATTAAAATCTATATTTCTTCTTTCTTGTGTCATACGTTTTAAATAAATATAATGAGTTGGAATTTTATGAACGTAGATTTTCCATTTATTATAGAAATCTTTATTTTCTAAATTTGTTTCTTGAAATTTCGTAATAAGTTTTGATTTTCCAATAAAGAATACTGGATGTAATATATGTTTCATACGATTACAGTGCTTACAGCAAGGAATACAATTATCTAATATATATCCTTTCGTATTATCAACTCTATCAATTCCATTAATTTCATCTTCATTGTAATAATTACAGTAAGAGCAAGGTTTCTGAATTAATTCAAAATATTGTTCTTTTGTTATAGTACATTCTTTTTTTCTTTTTTCAACGGATTTTGTAAGAAATGATTTCCAAACATTTTCAATATTCCTTTTTGCTTCTGCTTGATAGTTTCTTACTCTAGCAGGTCTCCTTGCTTCTGCTGCTTGTTGAACTATTCTACAAGTTGGGCAAATTTTAGAAATATTTCCTTTACCATTTGTATAAGGCTCATATGTTTTACTACAATGGATACACTTGATTACTTGTGACATTCTAATAGAAGTTCACAATTAACCTTTAGACTTTCACCCAGCCGGGTTAATCCTTTTTTAATTTTTTAATTATTTTGTATTTTTATTTTTAATATATATAACCAAACACAAACAAAGTGCTTAGTTGGAGTAGGCAAGCATGCCTCCCATTCTTGGCGATGGAATCAACCAAGAATTCTACCAGCTCTCCTCAAATACACAATAACAAGTATATTTGATTCCTCTGGTAATCCACATCTCTGTGGGGACGGACTTTATCTTATTCCAGTATTTTCATACCAGACCACTGACATTAAGTCTCTGAACAGCATTCGTAGTTTTTCAACCTTAGAACTTGGCTGCGGATTGTCCTTAGTCATAACCTTCTTACCATACCCACGAGTTTTCCCCTTGGTGCAACTGGGCAGATCTTTCGACCCCAGAGCGGTAGTTATGAATTGACAGGAGTTTCCCGCAATTTGACAGTGTTGCTTCAAGATATTTTCCAACAAAATATCAAGTGTTATTAAACTAGCAATTCTTTTTTTGAATTACTATTGGCAGCCAATTTTATAGAACTTTTTATGACATATTAATATCATAAAATTGTTTAGTTGCTATAAGATAAACCACCCATACCGCTCATCACGCGGAGCACATTGTAGTTAGTCGCGAACACATACACCTGGGCGGAGGTTGTGGTGCCAACGGCGTTGTTGGAAACGGTCAGCAGCAGAGTGGTGTTATCAATGCGGGATAAATTGCATGTGCCAGTAGGCTGGTGGGTCTCGGGCTGGAGAGCGAAGGAATACACATTGATGCCGACAGCGGGCACGTTGGTGTGGTGCTGGTAAGGCTGGACCTCGTTGAAATAGCGGCCCTCGCGTACCTGGAAGCGGTCGTGACCGTTGAGCTGTAAGAGCGCGGTGACGACAGGGTTCTTGCCGGCCATGCCCTCGACGCGGGTGACGGAGTAGCCAGACTCGAGAACGGAGCGGTCCCACCAGTCAGAGAAGTTGAAAGGCTGCTGGCCCTTCCAGGGGTTGATGACGGTGTCATCGCAAGACACGTAGGAGTCGCGCTGGACAACCCAGATGAGTTCCTTACAAGGGTGGTTAAAGTTGAGCTTGAGCTTGTTGGAAGAGCTGGTAATAGACTCAGCACCAGTGAACTGCAGAGTCTCAATGAGGTACTCGTGGGAGACCTGGGCGAACTTGCGGCGCTCGTCGGTGTCGAGGTAGATGTAGTCGACATAGAGAGAGGCGGCCTGGAGATTGGCGTTGTTAACACGCTCACGGCTGGTGTGGATGTTGGTGAGCTGGGGGGAAATGTCCCAGCAGAGATTGCGGATGTCGTTGAACTCGAGATTAATGCGGACCTCGTGGTACTGGAGGGCAATCAGAGGCAGAGCGAGGCCAGGGTTGCGGCAGAACCAGAACTGTAGAGGAATATACAGAGTGTAGTCAGGGGCACAGTTGATGACCTCATTAGATGTATTGGGGCCATCAGGACCAGCGGGACCGCAGTCGTCATCGCAGCCCTCACCTCCCTGGACGAGTAAGTTGGTCAGCTGGGGGACGTTGCCAACCATCTTGGCGTAGCCACCCTGCTTGCCAGCCTCTTGGGTGAGCTCATTCCAGATGTGGAGCCA